CCTTAAAGCCTGCGGACGGCGCGGCGGGCTGTGAGGGGGCGGGCTGTTCCGGCGCGGTCGGCGGCGAAGGGGCGGCGGGGGTGCTTGTCCCCAAAAACGCCTTGACTTTGCCGATAAACGTATTCCAGTCATACGGCTTCCCGGCGCGTATCATCTGGGGGCAATCTTTCCCCGTCCACTTGTTGTGCTGTACAACATTTTCAACGGGGATGCCGTGCTTTTTGCACAAATTCGCCGCAAGCTCCGCCGCCTTGTCGGTCGCGCCCCGCAAATCCCCGTCGCTGTTCATGGCAATCTCAATCCCGATTGACTGACGGTTGCCGTTGCCCGCGCCGTCCCCGGCGTGATAAGCGTCCTCGCTGTCCGGCAAGTGCTGGTAGATGTCGCGCTCGTCAACCGTGTAATGCCACGAAACAGGCACGTTTGCCGCCGCGTCGCTCTTGACATACTCCGCGTGGTTCTTCGCCCCCGCGCCCTTGCCGGTGTTGCCCGTGTTGTGGATGGTGATGAACTTCATGGGGTTGGCTCTGCCGGGTCTGTTGCGCCGCCCGGCAGGGATAAAATCTTGGATAATGTTCATTTTTCGTCATTTCCTTTCTTGTTCAGAATCTCAATCGCTTTTTGAATGACAGGCGGGATGGGAACGCCCATCAGCCCCGCGTTTTCAATGATGCTGATTGTTTCGTTGGCGATGAACGTAATAATCACCGCGTCCTTGATGAACGTCGAACCCACCACCTTGTCCAGCTGACAGGCAACCAAGACAATCAAAAGGGCTACGCCTTTTTTGCATAGCCCTTTGAATCCCGCCCGGCTTTCCAACGCCCCGTGTGCTGTTTTTCCGCTCTTGTGGAATACCCCCGCGACAATTAGCCCCATGACATAATCGACGATGATAAAAATAATCAGGGTTTGCAAAGCCACCGTCCAGCCGCCGAACAGGTACGATACCGCGCCGCCCATCATCCCAACCGCCGCCGAAAAAATGTTCTCTTTCATGTCAAGCCCCCTTCCTGCCCCCCTTGAAAGATAAGGGCGGGCTATCGCCCGCCCGCCAGTTTAACAGGAATTTGTTAGAATTTACTCATAAAAAGCGGCGCGGAAGCCGATGCGCGTGCCGACGAGGGAGCGCAGTTCGCGCAAATTGTGTCCGAACACCCCGGCGTTGGACGCGTTGTCCCAGTGTCCGCCACGACAGGACAACCGCTCCCCGTTGTTGCGGAAAGTGAAGCTGCCACGGCTGTCGTAGTCGGCAAGCACCCCATCTGGGAACAGACCCAGCCCTAACAATACTTGCGGAACGGTTACGCCACTCTCCGCCACAAGGCTACCGAATTTCTGGCTGCCGTATGGCGTTTCGTCTGCCTGCGGGTTTACAAGGTTGCCCGCTATGAGGTGCATGGCGGTGATTCCCGCGCCCGGTGACGCTGTGGTATAATCCCATTTAAGTGTGTTTGCCGTGCCGGGGTTTACAAGCGTCCCGTCCTGTAAAATCGCTTTCCATTCGGTGCTGGACGCACCCATGTTGCAATCGTGCTTCATGGCGTTGCCGTTGTTGATAATCTGTATTTCGCCGTCAACAAGCCGCAAGCCCGCCACCCATTCCGCCACATTGCCGCAAAGGTCGGCAATGCCCGAATCGGCGTAATTGTGATACCATGACAGGGGACCGCTCCCCGTGGCGCAACGCCCCACTTGCCCCGTTGTGTTGTTGTTGTAGTACGTCGGTACGCCCTTTTCGTGCGCGTTTTGATAATCCTGCCCGTAATTGTTGTTGCCCCTCGGCTGTGTGCCGTTTTGCTTGCACCACAAGGCAATCGCCGCCCACAATGCGTTGGTGAGCAAGTGCCACCCCGCGCCCTTGTTGCGGCATACGGTCAAGCAACGGTCGAAGCCGCCGCTGATATTGGCGGCGGGGTCTTTGAGCGGCAACGAATAAGCGCGGTCGTTGACAATAATGTTTTGGAATTTGCTGGAGTAGATAACCGCCTTTTTCTGCCCGTCAACGATAAACGCGGGTAACGTGTCCTGCGAACCGCCCGCCAGCACGTCCGCGTATTTGAGCTTCGGGAACGGGACAAGGATGGACGGCATACCCAAATCGTCAAGCCGGACCGTGTTTTTGCCGCCGCTTAACGCTTCCACGGCAAGTTTCAAATCGTCAAAGTTTGTCATTGTGTTCTGTCCTCCTTAAACTAACGCCCAAAGCGTCAAGGTACATCTTGAAATGTCGAACGGCAACGGCGCGGGGATTTCCTGCGGCTCTCCGCTTTCGTCCTCTTCGTCTGCGACATACGCATACGCGCGGGGCGGTATGTCCACTTGCGCGGCGTAACTTTCCGCAAGCCCCGGTATTACGCCTGTCACAAGATTGCCGTACTTGTCGCGGCATACGTCAATATGGTTCGCGTCCTCCCGCTCGTGCTTTTCAAGGTTAACGGTTAATTCGTCGTCCCCGAAGGTGATTTTATTGCCGCTGACACTCCAAGCGATTTTCGCGCCCTCGTTTTGCTCCACGACAATGATTGATTTTTTAGCCATTTCCTTTTCCCTCCATTTTTTTTAGTTGTTGGTATGCTTCGGTTGACCGTGCGGCGATAACCGCCGCCGCGTCCCTATCCGCGCCCGTTGCCGCGCCACCTCCCTTGCGGAAGCTGTCAAGCACATAGGCTTCATGCTGTCGGCGGGCGTCGTCTTTGATAATGATATTCGCCATCAATAAACACCCCCGCGAACAATGTATTTGACGGTCACGCTTGCCGCCCCGCCCGTAAAGGCGATTTTGAAGCCGTTTAACAGCTTGTCGAAAACGGTAACGCGCCCGATTCCGCCGCCGCCCACGGGCGAACTTGCTTCAACGTCAACGGTATAGTCGGTCGTGTCGCGTTTTTCCGCAAGCGATACCGTCACGCCGCCCTTGGTGCTGTTGAACGGGTAAGCAAGGTTATTGGTAAGCGTGACCGTCCCGCTCTCCCCCTTGACTTTGTTTAACGCCCGCCCTTGCTGAATGGCTGTCCGCGTAAGCTCCGCCGCCAGCTCATGCGCGGAAAAAATGCCCGTTTCCGCGTTGTTGAAATTCGCGGCGTTTTGGGGCGTTCCCTCTTGCAAAACCGCCCCTTCAACCGGGACGTGGTTTATACTGCCGTCCGGGTTCGCCGTTTCCGTGTAACGGTTTTCATACTGCGTCACATGGTCTTGCCAAAATTTCCGATTGTACATCTGCTACATCTCCCTAAAATCAAATACGAAGCGGTATAAAATGCCTTCTTGAACGCCGCTGATAACGATACTTTCCGTTTTGGAAGCCCATAAATCGTTATTGGTGTCAAAAAGCTGCACCTCCGCAATGGTCACGTTGCCGCTTATACCGGGCGTTATGGCAAAGTACACCGCCACCCTCCCGTCCGGCAACCGTTCGCGGCGGTGTATCGGCGTGTCGTAATAGGTGCTTCCGATTTTGTACCGCGCCCGCGCTATTTTCCTGTCCGTGTCTTTTTTGTAGCCCTCAATGGCTGTTGGTGTGAGAATAGGCATTGATTTTACCTCCTTAATTATTTTTGCAACGGGACGTACCGCAAGGCTTGACACGGTAAGAGAACGATTCCGCCGTAACCGTCGGGACAACGCCCCCTTCGCCCGCCTGTCCGCCCGTGTTTCTGCGGGGCTTTGTCCCCGTGCGCGGGCTTGTATGCTTATACCCCGCGCCCGCCGCGCTCACGTCAACGCCCGCGCCCGCCACGCCGCCCTTGACGTTCCGGCGCGGCTTCGTCCCCGCCGCGTACTTGCCCGTCATGCCCGCCCGGTATCGGTACGCCGCCGTCTCAACGCCGATTCCGATATTGATTGACGTTTGGTATATGATTTCGTCCAAATGCGCGGTAAGGCGTTTGTAAAATTCCGCCGCCCGCACAACTTGAAAATAGTCCGCAGGGGCTTTCGCGCCCGTCATGTCAAGGATAATCCGAAAACAAAACGGTTCGCCACCGTACTCGAACCACTCTTGAACCTCCGATTTCGGGAACACGCTCCCCAACGCCGTGACAACGGCGTACTTTGTGCCAAGCCGCTTATGAACTTTTACGCTGTCTTTGATGACCGCCCGCTTTGCCGCTATCGGGTACGAATCGTCATACCAATCAACGCGGAGGTCATGCGCCAAGATGTCAAGCACATCTTCGCCCAGCTCGTCAATGCGGGCGTATATGACGGCAAGACGGGCAAGGCGTATGAGTATGTCGGCAATCCATAAAATGAAAAGCCGCGCCGGGTCCGCGGGGTACAACCGCCGCCCCGTCATAACCTCATAGGCGGTTACAAGGCTGTTTGTAAGCCGTTCCGTGTCGGTATCCACAAAACTTATATCAGGGTAATTGCGCGGGTTGTCACTCGTCGCTGTCATGTATTTCCACCTCCAATCGCGGGACAATTAACCCCGTCATTTCGTCCCTTGTAAAAGTTATGTCCAATACCTCCGCCCGCGGTTCGTATTCCTCCACCGCGTCTAAAACCTCCGCGACAAGTATGGCTTCGGCGGCGGGTGTCGGCATATCGACAAAACGGGCGGTAAGCCCGAACTCGCGGGCAAGCGGCGCGGTGTTTTTCGCCGTTGATAAAATCATGGTGATATTTTGCATAACTTCTTCGGCAAGCGATTCCGGCGCAAGCGTTATCCCCGCGCCGCCGTTTATTGCGAATGTGTGCGCCATGAAAATCACCTCCTTGCGTATGACGAAAGGGATATGCTAATGCTCGCAATCAGCAAATTGCCCTTTTTGTCGAAGCGTTCAAGGTCTTTTGATATTTTGTCGATGACCCACCTATGCTTGCCGTACTGTTTCCCGCCAATCACAAGCCGCATGACCCTACCGTGCCGTACCGCTTTCAAGAGCTTGCGCACCTCTTTTAACGGGTTAAGCCCCGTGAATACGGAAAAGTACATTGAAAAGCTGATTTTTTCCACGTCTGAACCCGTAAATTCAAGCAAGGGGTCTTTCAAGTGCCTGTTGTGCGTTGCGAACTGCGCGGAACTTTCCCATTTCAGCCCGTCAAACGTATTTATCTTGTTTCGGGAAACCGAAAAGACAATATCCCCCAAAGTCCCGATTGTTGCCACAATCAAATCCCCCCTATCACAAAACCGTCGCCCTCGCCGTTCGGCAGATATACGCAAAGGACAAATTGCCCGACATGGGGAAGCCACGGCGTTTCCCGCGCCACAACTTGCAAAGGCGCGGATATGAGCGGCTTGCCGTCCGTGTCCGGCTTGTCGGCAAACGCCACCCGCGCCGTCCCGCTCCCCGCGTCCGCCGAACTGACCATGCCCACGCGGAC